TTACTTTGGTTGCTCCGGCCATTCAATATTAGGAGCTTGGGAAATATCAACCTTGCTCAACATCACTCTGTATTTCTTCCATTCCTGTAGAGCTGATTTTTCAGCTTCGGTGGCGATATCTAAGTCAACAGTGTCTTGCAGCAATGCAACCATTTCATTCGCATTCTGACTTAATGTTGTACGTTGCTGTTCTGCCTGTTCAATTTGACTGGTTTTTTGAGCTTCAGTATCAGTGACCCATTTCTCACCATCCCAAGTATCAAAATCAGTGGCTGGTTGCTTGAATGTCAATGTTTCTGGCAATTCACCCAACTCAGTGATTTCACGTTTTTGACGGGTTTGCGTGTCGTAAGCGATTTTTCCACGGTAATCAGGCACGATTTCCCAACCGTGTTTATCTTCACTGCGGCGAACGGCCACATCATGGGATTTAGGGAGTTCTGGTGCGTCTGGATAGGCCCCAGCTGATAAACTGACACCTAACATTAAGTATTCAATATCTGCACTCGTGAATTCTCTTGTCATCTGATTAGTGTGATAGACCTTGATCCAGCCAGCTTGAGTGGCTAATCCATCTTTACCTAATATTGCGGTTTCCGGTTCTAAAGAATATTTTTGTTCTGCCATTATGCTGCTCTCACTATGTAGTTAAATGCGATGTTCCGGGGTCTATTTTCGTTAGCTGTTGGGACGACACGTGATGCGTCAAATGTCCACTGCACTCTACCGCCCCCACCTCCTGCTGCACGCCCTCCCACCGAATATGAGTAACTGAATGCTCCTGTAGCACTGCCCCCGCTTTCTGCTGTAGGGTTGCCCAACGCACCTGTAATATTTCTAATTGCATCCCCCTGCCACGTCAAAATCCCGCGCCCCATATCAACACCAAGACTATCATCCCAACCACGGATAAATTCGCCTCTTAAATCAGGTAATCTGCCGCTAGGGTAAGCTTCCGCTAATTTTGGGTACTGTGATTTATTAAATGATTGTCCGTTGCATGTAAGGTAACCAGCAGGAGCTTTGGGCAACGGCCATGGAATTGGAGCGCCGACTGGGTGAGTACTAACAATTCCGCCAGTGATTGAGCCGTTGCCATTTAAGAAGTATGCGTGTAGCTCGCCGACTGGTGTGATATATATTTGGCCGACATCGCTACCAGCAAAACCGATATTAATACCTTTTACCCATCCTGCGTTACCTTGCCCAGAGAAGGGGCCTACATATGATCGGGTTGGGATAGATGTAACATAAACAACATCAGGAAAAGCCCCCACATCTCCCGCATTCAAACTGACATCCCCAGTCAACGCTTTCCCATTAATTTTCCGACCACTCGGCACGGCATTTTGGGCTTGTGCCACCGTTTCCGCTAAACCAAGGTTTTTTGTAAACTCACTTTTATTAGGGATATCTGCCCCATTTTGATCTTTTGCCAATCTATTGTTGGCATTATTATTTGCGCTCGTTGCATTGTTGTTTGCATTTGTCGCGTTCGTGTTAGCTCCATCGATCGATTTATTTAACTCATTCCATACAGCATGCATTAATGATGAGGTCGGTACCGTATTCCCCGCATCAGCAACCTGATTACTTAGCTGCACTATCCCCTTTTCCGTCAATGACGCATCAGGAACTCCACTTAATTTACCCTCAGCGATTTTTCTAACGTCATGTACAGCCTTAGGTGTTGCCGCCTGATCTTCGTTGTCAGAATCTGTCGCACTGTTGAGTTGCGATATGCCTTTCTGCGCCAGCGAAGCATCAGGAATTTCTGTAGTGATTTTTTGTTTTAATGCCAAGTCTAACTGGTTAGTCAGTTTCTTTAAATCACCATCATCAATAACATCTTCACCCGTTTTTTCTGCAATATATTTCCCAATTACAGCCGCAATGATTGAAGATTGCCGCCAAACTTTATTTAATCGCTCACTCCTGGCAATTCCTGATTTAAATCCCTCTTCAATAAAATCAGAATTCTCATATTCTTCTTGCGATAAGGTATTCGCGTTTTCACCCGTCGCAAATGCCTTAAAATCATTTTTCGCCATTTCTAACCCTCCACTATATGGTAATTAACCGTTATCCCCATAGGTTTAATCGAGAGATAACCCTGATGGATGATCTCCTTAGTGATGTTACTAATTACTTTACCTTTTACCGTCACGGTAAATGACATATCTAAGTTATCTTCAAAAGATATAGATATGTTGTTATTTGAATGAATAAAACTTAGGATGTCATTAAGTGATTCAGCCGTTCCATCCCAGTTGTTTGCACCTATTTTAGCTTTGATCACTATCCGATAATTATCATCATCCAACTTGACATAACTTTTATCACTATCAAACCGCCCTTTCCATTTGCCACTGTCAAATCCCAATTCATTGATATCAAAAGAGAAGTAATAGTATTCAATTGGGGTTTGAATCATTCTATTTCTTCCTACCCATTCGCCAATAATATCAAGCTGTTTGCCCTCCGCTTTATCAAGATCAAAACTGCTAATTAGTAAATCAGTCGTAGATGCACTCCAGTTAAAAATATCAGTAACAGTTTCAAGCATTCTGACGTATTTTTTACCTTCCATGTGATACGCCGGAATCAGCTTCATATATTTATTCATTCTAGCACCGTGACTATTTTAATATTTTCAGGTGAACACGTCGGCGCTTCATTAAAGGCTATATCAATGTTAGCCGCTCCAAGGGTTGATGCTGATTTACCTACAACCACAGACAGTATTTCATATGTCTGGCTACCATTTTTATTACATAAGTTTGCCGGCACAAATAAGCGAGTAACATATATCCCATCACCGATATAAAGTGAGTTGATATAGTCAGATACCTCAGTACGAATATTATTTCCAATATCCGATGTGTATCCAATAAAAGGTTTAATCTGAATTTCAATATAAATTGGCACCAACGTAGGACGATAGAAGTTAATCGTTTTTTTATTGCCAGAGTTATCCGTGACAATTTCAGAAGTGGTGCCAAATGTCGGTATGCCCGGTGTTTTTTTTATCAGAATGGTTTGAGCAATTTCTTTCGAGTCTCCACCATCAATCACAATCGCAATACTGTGTGCAGGTATGCCGTTTTCATCGGTTTCGTCCGTGTCGTTGTCATATCCCAGATAACGTGAAACACCATGCAGATTGGCAATAGCACCAATAAGTCCATCCATAATGGTTTTCGAAGGCAATGCGACTGAAACTGCTTGCCGAATTCTCAGTTCTGCATCGGTTTCAACACCCCGACCCAGTGTAGCAGCAACAGGGTTTGTCACGGTTTGCCAGCCTAATGTTGGCGTAGCAATCTGGTTAATCGTGTGAGGCAGTGCGCCAATAGCCCCTGTTTTTTGGCATACCGCCGTTACGGTAGCCTGCCCGTGCATGTCTATAGTGACTTCATCCGGTAGTGACCAGGTGTTCCCTATATCATCCCGAATAGAAGCATTACGGATAATGGTACCCGCTCGACCAGTTATTAAAACATCTACAGTCGAGTTACTGGGGTTTTTTCTGGTAATACCGTTGATTTTGACATTACGAGAAAGCCCCTCACCCACCGCTGTTGCTGGGCTAAATGAGTTGTAAGAGGCAATGATCGCGTTATTACAACCGTGAACCACATAAGCAATCAACGATAGAAAAACACCGTCTTTGCTGTCAGATTCAATGTAAATATCTTCTCCGTAGATATCCCTGAATATTGTCTTCCAGCCATTTAAAATGGTTTGATAATCTGGGGCGTTGATCCCGTTTTTATTAATGGCAGGTAACATTGTGTTGATAATATTTTCATACATCAGCCGTTACTCCTGTCTGTCCATAAATCGTGTCAATCGTGACTGTAATGGTGACTTTTCGTGTGTTAGGGTTGCTTTCACTGCGGTAGTGGATAATGTTTGATACACCAGGTGTTTGCAGTATTCGCTGTTTGATAACCAAGTCATAAAAACCCGATGTGCCTTTACCTAGTACTTTGTCGTAATCGGTTCCCTCTTGGTTATCAAGAAACCATTCACCACTGCGCAGCATCAAACGTGTTTTCACTGCCTGCGCAACCGCCTCCGGTGAATCAATAAGAAAACTCGCTTCACCACGACCAAATACATAGTCGTTGTCAATTTCTCTTCTGTATCTCATTGGGGTTTCCCCGTATTGCTTCCACCCGATTGCACACCACTATGCACATGATTTTTAAAGCTAATTCCTGCCGCTGTTACATCGTTGCTCACAGTAACCGGGCCTTGCAGGGTTGCTGTGCCACCACCCGCTCCCATTCCCTGCGATAAGTTGCCGTTAATAGTGACGTTGCCGTTCAGGATGATTTCAGGTGATGTAATTTCGGTACCACCATTTGCGGTGGCAGTAAGTTTTGCCGGCGTGATAACCGTGACGTTGTGGCTACCCGGATCAAGTTCGATATAAGCCGCACCATCATCACTTCTCAGTTGCGCGGTGTTTATGCTGATATTAGATATTTTTTGTTGCTGTGATTGTGGGCCAATAAGCGCAAATCCATCAGATAGGTTGTGTTGCCTAGGATCTACCGGCTCTTGTATGCCGCCCGATTGCCACCAGTAATCAATGCAACGATCAGCAAACACGACCAGACATTCATCACCCGCTTTTACCGGGAATGTTAGCGTCACTCCGCCACCTCTTGGGAATACAACCGGAACATCCACCAACAGCGGTAAGGATATTGATTCCTGTTCCCCGTTTTTTTTCCTGATTTTCCATCTGATAGCCGGTTGGGCTGTCACTGTTACCGCATCAGCATCAAATGATTGAATAATGCAGGGCAGAGAAACATACAATCCGGCGCTAATCACTTCTTGCATAGAAAAAAAGACCGCTTCCGGTCTATTTAGTCGTTCGTCAGTATTTATCATCAGCTATCTGCCTTATCTTTATTGCGAGTTGATTGATTCAGCAGTGTGTGATCGCTCTTAGCGATGCACATCATTTTCATGTACCACTCAGTTTCGCGAGTGTCGCCGGAATAATTGACATTGAAGACAATGTAATCACCGTCAGCATCCAACATTGCTGGCCGTTCTTTCGGCTTCTCATGATTCTCAGGCTTAGATATTTCGCCAGTAGAGAGATCAGCCGGCTGGATTGAGCGGTTATCCAGCCGGATTAATGTGCCAGGGCGGATATTCGGATTAATTAAGCACGTAACGTTAATACCCGATCCGATAGTCTGTTCAGGCATACCAATCAAACCCGTTTTTAATGTGAGTACAACAGCTTCAGTTAAGTATTTATTTTTAGGCACAATATGTAACTGGTTATCTTCATAGCGCCAGTTGGCATCACACTGTTTTGCCAGGTCAGAGACTTCATTGCGGTGCATACCAAAAAGCACTTTTCCTCTGGGTGAAGCTGACTTTCTGAATTCAGGACGCAAGCCAGCGGTAATGCCATATTTGGCAATATCACGCATTAGTAAGTGATCTAAATCTGCTTGCGAATATCCCGCCGCAATGGTGGTATTCACTGTCGCGTAATTATGGGGTTCGTCTCCGTCTGCCGCCTGAATAACAACGCAAGTATCTGTTGGGCTATCCCTCGTTACATGGGTGTACTGAATTTGACCTGCAAATATTTGTCCTGAATTCCCTTTGTAGCCCGCCACAAATTTAATCGTTTTAAACTCATTTTTGCGTAATTTATTACTGGTTTCGTTATTCAGATTATATATCGTAAAAATACCCGTAGCAGGATAGGAAGATTCCGTTACGCTAATATCAAATTTGATTTTCAGGTTTGATAAATCTACTTTTTCGCCTTTTTCGTCAACAACAATAAGGTGACATTCTCTTATCCACTGTTTTGACATAATTCACCTAATTAACAGAAAAAAAAACCGCAATTAAGCGGCATGTGTAATAAATTATCCAGTTAATTTGTTATAAAATATAATTTATCCTCTTCACCAAGATTACTCCTTAAAGGTTTTTCTTGGTTTATATCACCATAGAAAATTAATGAACCGTTAAAACCAAGATGACGATATTGCTCAAGCAAATTAGCACCAAAAATCAGCGGCAAACCGGTGACTATTGGCTCACTGTCCGACGTCATAATATCCAGAATCCAACCCGCAATATCACGCCAAATGAGTTTCATTTTATAGTTAATACCATCCAATTGAACATCGAATTGCTGATTTATCGGTGATAAAGGTATTTCTACAATCCCAGCCATTTTTTCCCCCGCTCTATAATATAGTCAAGAATAACTCGTGGTAATGATGGCTTCACCGTGACTTTGGTTCCTACATTAATCACAGGTGCCGTATCTTCAGGATGTTTCATATTTTCAGCAGGCGCGGCTTGTTCTTCAGATGTTTCAACAATAATGATTTCACGCAGGTTTAAAATCACTGATAGAACATTTTCACTGGTTTTATCCGTTGTGACAGTCATATCTTTAATCAACATATTTTTATATAAGCGTTTCCCGGTTACGACATCAAAAGGTTTATGTGATGCCCTAAGATCGAGTAACTGTTGATACACCGCACGCGGACTGGTTCCAAGGCTCAACCCAGTAGAAATATCAAATACCTTTGTCGTATCCATGATATCAAGCAACGAGCCACCACCCGAAAAACCTAACTCCATTCTCACTTCTGATGGGCTGTCATAAATATGATCACTGATTGTCACCCCCTGTTGGACCGGATGATCCGTTATATTGGATGTATCCGTATGGGTTTCTGAAATAATGACACTCGGGACAATGGCACCTATTTTTCTCGTTTGCTGAGAAAACATAACTGATAATATATCCATTGTTATCTCACCTGTGTTTGCATATTTCGAAGTAGCATACTGTGAGTCCGTTCTACCGCTTCTCCAGTCAATCTTGCCGCTTCTTTAGGAAATTCAACGCCATTAATCTCAATATGATAATTAACTTCCCCTATTCCCTGCATATTATTATTGCCGGCAGGAGCCGGCGAACGAAGCAGGAAATTGTGAGTCACTCCCTGATGATTGATCATATTGTTGATATTCGTCATCGCACCGCTAAGCATATGAGGAACAATGGAAATGTTTTTCCACGAATTAGCTATATTATTGAGATGCTCAGTTAAACCCAAAGGTTTTTTCGCTGGCGGCGGCTCTCCAAGAATCGCCGCCCTAATAAATTCTGGTGAATAAGGATTACCACCAATCTCCACTACCATCATTTTATCAATCAACCTTTGCATCACGTCAGGATCGGTTAAATCAAGGAACGCATCCTTAGAAACTCCCATCATTTTAGACACGCTGGCAATGTAGGCTTTAGTCTGATTACCGTCTTTTGATGGCGCCCATGTCGGAATAATACTTGCAATGGTTTGTAGCTTTTTTCCTGTGGTCTTGCCACTAAAATAACGTCTCAACTGATGAGCGGTAGCCTTTAATCCACTATATGCATCCGGAAACTTAGCAAATCTGTGTCCTGGGCTATCCTCACGGACTGCCCCTCTCTGATTTACAAAGTTCATATTTAACGGGTTGTTATTCCTGGCCCCTCTGGAAGATATGAGTTTCTTTAGTCTTGCTGCTGTAAGCTCAGTGTTAAAAATGTCCATCGACTGATTAACTGTAGCTTTTAAACCGTGATGAACCTCATGATGAACCTCAGGCTGCTTAATAACTCCAGCTTTACGATGTTTTTTATTGAGTGGCTTATTCTTGCGTTGCTTTTTCTCTTTACTTAATTGGCTTGATACCTTTCCGGGAATATCAGCAATTTTCTGACTGTGACCTTTATCAATGACAAGCTTACTACCATCAAGTTGTTTCTGGTATTTTTCATAATTATCTTTGCTAAAAAACGGTGTCGAGTCGGAAGCCATATAAAGTCCATGAGTTGACATCCAACTATTAAGTTGATCAAACGTTAACAGTGGTTTCTTATTTACTTCATGTTCTTTTCGCCGCCGTTGTATGGTTTCACCCACAGTTTCGTGATTTTTCTTTGCTTCTTCTTGTAGTGTATTTAATCGACTATTAAGATCGAATAATGTCCCCAGTGTAGTTTTTCTTCCTGTGAATTTCCATAATTCATTCAGTGTCTTCAATAAGTCGTTAGCTGCAACTTCCCCTTTGTTTAACCATTTAACTAATTCCTCAATCGCATTAAATATGTCATCACTATCAAGTGTGTGGGTATTTTGATTAGCACGCCCCACCGTGGCTTTTAATCGCGGCTCACTCATCGATGTTATCAAAGAAGCAGTATTAACATGGCCGCCATTGGCATCATGCCGCGGAATACCAATCTTCGGTAGCACGCTTGCTACACTTCCCTTTCCCTCCGTCTGGCTAATTCTCTCATCAATGGATTTAATTTTTTCAATCGTTGGACCTGTTTCCTGTAACTTCCCGTAGAACTTATCCAGCCCGTCAGTGATTTGGGTGATAAAATTAACCACCGCTGATGTTGCGCCTTCAATTTCCGCCCTCATTTTGAGAACATTAGCTGTTACTTCGGTGATAACAGCTATAAATTTACGCTGTCCCACCTCGTCGACATCAAACTTAAGTGATACCAGGAAATCTCTCATTGTTTCAGCGTCATTACTCATTTCGCCACCTCTCTATCATGGCCTCATTTTCCGATTTAACATCAAGGGCATCATTCATCAATGCAATATCAGCCAGGTCAAGCATGCCATCTTTTAATGATTCATAACGGCACATGCCTGCAATGACCGGGCGTAACAGATAATCACGCCCTTTCGGGAGAGTTTCAAAATTTAGGCTAGGTTGTCCTGGAATTACATTTCGCTCTCTAATAGGGCGGGAAAAAAATTTCCCAATGAATCTCGGATAATAAAACCCACAATTTTAAGCAGTTGTAAACCGTTGATGTCATCGAACATCAATACCTGACCATCAGGTTCATAAATCTTGCTCCATATGCCACTCTGTTCACGGGAAACTATTGATAAGCAAATATCATTAATTTCATACCGGTTGGACTTTCCCAGCGCAGTAATGGATTCAATCAAATAAGGAATCAGTTCTTCAAAGCGGGTCGCGCTATCATCATTTCTGTCTGCGGCGATCTTTTGCATCAATGGCCCAAGTGCAGGAATAGCTGGAGACAAGGCCACCGCCAGATCCTGTTGTTGAAAAGCGTTCAGTTTGCCAGTGCGATATTTTTTACCGTCAATTTCAAATTCCATAAGCTCCCCTTAAAACTTAGCCTAAAACCGCGTAAGTCACCGAAGCACAAGACTGATTATGAACATGCAGGCAAATGCCCCGGCTAGTTTCAGCGTTTGTAAAGTAAACTGGTTAGAATGTGCCTAACATGATGTCGATTTTTCCGCAATCAAATACCCAAGCAACGGTATTACCTGCTTTGGAATTCTGTAAATCCGGCTGTTTCTGAAAGGCGACGGAACGTGCAACAACAACGTCGTTACTCTCCTTGTTTCGAATCATAATCACGTTATTACCCCATGCGGCTGATGAAAGCGATTGTGTACTCAACATAGCGTTCAGTTTTGCGTTTACCGGGCTGGTTTTAAGTAAGTTAACCGTAATGGTTCCAGATTTGGTAGCGTGCAATGAATGCATAACTTCACCATCTGCACCTGTGGTCATGGTGTTTTTGCTTTCTGACATTGTCACTACGATGCCCTCGTCAGAGAGGGCCGCGCCGTTACCAAGATCAAAAGAACCCCCTACCCCTGTAATAGAAGCAGAGACATCAAGAAAAGAATACGTAGCCATTTTCAATCCTTATCTGTTTACATTAATGATGACATCAGCGTAATGAACAGCGCCTGCTAATTTGATAGCGCACTGAATAACCGGTACTTTTCTGGCCTCTCTGTCAGCTTGTGCCTGCGTTGCAATGGGTGGCGCATAAACGTAATAACCTTTTGTCAATGTTTCCCCAGTATTCAACGCACCAATCGGATCACCACCCCATACCCCATGAGCGATCAACCCATTCATCACAGCTTGAGCAAGTGACTGTTCAACGTTAGTCATTAGGCGTGTGACACCTTCATCAGTTTGGGGAATTTTGCTGGTACTGGTGTAAAGCAGGTTATAAAGATTGTTCTGAACGTAGTTCTGCAACCAGTCCAGACCGTGACGTTCATCAATGAAATCACCGTTTGCCATGACGCCTTCCTGAATAATAGCGGTGTCATTGTTATATTTAACAAAAACGTTGCCGTTTTTCTTTTTCAACGCGTTGGCTTGGGTTGCGGTGAGATTTTCCGCCGTAACCGCAGGTTCTTGTTTAAATTTCAGGGTAATAGTGGTGTTGTTACCGTTGAAATTGACAGTAAACATACGCCCCATCAGAGAAGCCACGATGTAAGGTTTACCCGTTGAATATTGCCAGAGCGTGCGCTGATAATTTCCCTCTTTCAGTTTTGATCCGGTATCAGTACCAACATCAGCATCCAATACCGATGTTTTTTGCACAGTATGCCCATAGATTCGAGAAACAGATGCAGATTCAATGTAATCAGCAACAGACAGAATATCTTCATCTGTCAGCGTGTCGTCAGCAATAACCAGCCCATACCAACCACTAGACGCAGCACCCAATATTGCCACGGCTTCAGCAATCGTTTCTGCTTTGGTAGGTTCGATAACGGTAGCGCCAGATTCTCCGTCTAGTTTTAGCAAATCACCAATGTACGTTCCGCTAGCCTGTGAAACATAACCAATAGTACTTGCAGAATTTGGTGCCACAGTGAAACGTGCAGATGAACTATCATATGTCACTGAACAATCTTTCAGCTTTTCCGCTAGCCGTTGGGCAACACCATTAAGATTTGTCTCCTTACTAAAATCGATATCACTGCATATCACCTCTTTACCGTTAAGCGTTAACTTAAAAGAACCATTTGTAACAGCAGTAAATTTACTAAGCGCTTGTTGTTGCTTAGTCAGTACTGCTCCTTGCAAAGAGGCTCCAACATGGTTTTTAGCCCAGCGGCCAATGTACAAATCGACAGGGCGCGGTGACTGGGAGTAATAAAGCGTTGCGGTTTGGTACTCTGGTGTATCCATACCGAAATCTGCCCCTACGCCATCGATATTAGAATATCGGCGTAAACGCTCATGAGTATTGATCACGTTGCTTGCACCGACGATCAGTAACGCACCAAAGTTTCGGGCCTGAGCCGCATGAGGAGCCATATTCAACGTGACATTGATAATGTTTGAAACAGGTAAACCCTGCATAATTTAATCTCCAAAGAATTTGACTGGCGCTTCTACCAGTGATTTAACACCGTATTCACGCACCACTTTTCGCCGCAAGGTGATCATCATGTCATAACGATGCACCCACTGATTATTGATAAGCTCAGGTAAAGAAGTTAGCCGGGTATATTTGTCTACTGAAAGACCGAAACGCCTCAATTCGTCATTGTTCTGACTAACCGTCAATCCATCACGAAAACAGGTCCCGTACCGCTGGCAGTTCGGGCCATAAAACGAAATCAAACACTCGATTTCTTCATACCGCCATAACTCAGTACTTTCTTCGGTTTGGTTCTCAAAGGCCGGAGATACGTCCGAAATAAAGCCCGTAATGCCAAAATCACACCCATTATCTTCCGATAACAGTGGTGATTGTGATGATGTCCATCGGGAACGCACTTTATCGTCAGGCAAACCAGAAACACCACACACCCAATGACGCAGTACGTGCTCCAGATCATCATCGTACTCAGGCCCAGGAGTGACAGGCGTTAACCAACCAGCTTTATCACTACCGTTGCTCATCAAAAATACCTCCACCAAACAGCAATAACTCGCAATGCAGCTGAATAAACTAAGCCCCTATGAAGGCTTAGTTCACCGCATCAGGTTATGATTGATTTAACAGGGATACCGACCGCAAAGAAGGTAAAAAAATATGCGTAAGTGATTCACGGCGGTAAATACGAAAAAGGCTGCAACTAAAGTGCAGCCCTTACAATTATTATTTAAATTTTTACTTATCTATCAGTATGTAACAACCGATACTTTAAGACGCTTATTCATATCACAACGTCTCTTGAATAACTTGAATTTTTTCAATTGAACTTGATGAATTAAGCGTTATTTTCCCGATTTTCTACATGAAAAAGCCCCGATAAAAATATCGAGGCTTATTAGTTTCTGTGCTTATTCGCAACTTTAACTGGTTAATACACTACCATAGCTTTTTGCGTACGCACAAGCTTTTTGCACTCTTGTATTTCATTATCCATTTCTAACGTGATATCAAGCATGGCTAAACATCCCTGTACAAAGCTTTCGCCCTTTTGCAATCGGGAACGTACTTCAATATCTGATACCTCAATTAAACGAGCTATCGACCGTTTAGAAAGCCCCAAAGCATAGTACATAAATAAAACCTCAATTTCTTCAGACTTATCTACCGTCTGAAGCCTTGCTATACAAGCATCAATGATCAAACCATCATTATCGCAGCAGGAAGGACGCGATGGACGAGTTGACGTAATCAAACCTTTAAACCCCGCAGCGATCGACGGCCAATTAACACCTGTGGCATCATTAGCCCAGCCGCCCCAACGCTCTAGAACTTGTTGAATATTGCGCATACGTTTTTACCTTAATTTTTAGTAACAAATAGTCGTAAAAATTATTTTCGTAATGGTCTCATGCATCCCTGTATTCGACGTTATAACAAATTTCTCATGCTCTATTTCTTGCGTTTCTTTGTTGCTTAACTATATCGTCTAAATATATCTTCTTACTTAATCTATTAAATATAAATCCTATCTGACTGCTATTCCTGCCAAGCTGAGTCTCATAGGAAAAATATAACACTGTGGTTAATACAACTAGTTATAAAGTGCTTATCATCCTTACCTAAGTATTTCTCATATAAATTTTACCTAATCCTGTAATGTACCTCGCCTTAAAAGGTTCAGCACTTAAAGCGTCTAAAGCAATGCTCATGGTTTTTATTATTTCCCGAGAATTTTCAGACAACAT